CTAGAAGATCCAATTAAATCAAAAGAATGAAGTGAACATACAATTTACTGGAACAAGAAGTTAAATAAGGTTAAAAAACTTCAAGAAGGTTTAAATAAACCGGAAAACAGAGAACATCAGAAAAAACAAGCAAGCAAATTAGTAAAAGAATATTGAGCAAATCCTGATAACAAAAAGATTGCATCAAAAAACAAAACACTGGTTCCTGATTTTAATGTATGTGATATGTTTATTAAATTTTTTATCAAAAATAATTTTCCAAAAAGAGATGATTTATTTAAATTATTATCTGTTGATGGTATTTTACTTAAATACTGGAAAGAACAGAATATAGATAAATATATTAGTTCATCATTCAAAACATTCACTAAACCAATGATGAAAAAAATATTCAAATATATGCATATTAAAGATTATACACATTTAAGAAGTTTTTGTAAAAATTTACCTGATGTTGTGAACCACAAGGTAGCAAGAATTGAATACTTAACTGAATGTGATGATACTGGTTGTATTACAGTAGAAAACAATCACAACTTTGCAATTGTATTTGAAAATGATGATGGGTCTAAAAGTCAGGTATATGTGAAAAACAGTATATTAGATAACATATGAGTTCCACAATCAGATAATAGAGGTAGTGATGTTGAAACTATAGGCGGAAATTCAGCAGGATTTACTGAACTTGGTGATATTGAATATCTCGCAAAAAAACTTTATAGATCATTAAAATATCCTATGTCTAGAATAGAAAACAGACTTGAAGGAAGATCTGGTGATAATTTATTTAAAGGAAGTAGTATTACTGAAATTACTAGAGATGAAATAAAATGAAGTAGATTTTTAGAAAGACAACAAAATAAATTTTGTGATGCTTTCAAAGATTTGTTTTTACTTCATCTTGAATTTAAAGGTTTAAAACAACAATATAGTTTAACGACAAATGATTTAAATATAACAATGACACCTCCATCAGATTATAAAGAACAACAAAAACAACAGCTTTTAGAAGTTAGATTTAATAATTATACTACTTTAAATAATGAGGAAGAATTTAGTAAAACATATTTAATGAAAAAGTATTTACACTGGACTGATGAAGAAGTTAAAGACAATATTGAACATATGATAGAAGATGAAAAGAATTTACCAGCAGAAGAAGAATATTAAATAGAATTATGGAGACTTTAATATGATAGTATACCAACCAGCTCATCAAATAACTGATGGTGTTAATTTTGTTGATATAAGAAACAATCCAGAAGAAAATATCAGTGAATTACATGTAAGTTTAAAGGGGCATATTTGTTCAGAAAATAGCTCTACAGTTGCTTTATCATTATCAGGTGATATGTTGTTTGATAATATATTAAATAGTTATACAGCTACAATAATACCTTCTATTGATTGAATTGATCAAGAATCTGATAATTATTTATTAGTATATTCTATATCAAATACTATATTTTTTGCATCAACTATGATAGATAATTTAATTATTATTAACAATAATAAAACTCAATTAGATGATATTGAAACAAGTATATTATCATTATCTGGTGATACATCAACAGTATCATTAGATATAAAACGTGTACTAGGTTTAATACATGAGAATATGAGTATTGATAATGCAGTATATGATAGATATGATAATTTAATTGGTGGAAGATTAAGAATATACAGTGATGCTGTATCAGTAGGAACAGACAATAATATAATAGGTACATATACTATAAATAGTAATAGTACTAAAAAAGGCACGTTTGTTAATTGAAAACAAACGAGAGTAAGTTAAATAAAGGAGAAATAAAATGGATAAAGAAGTAATAAAAAAAGCACTAGATAGTTTTGAGGCAGATGATTTTGTTGATAGTAGAGAAGTTTTACAAAAAGAGATAAAAACAACCGTTGATACTTATCTTAAAACAAAACTTATAATGAAACAAGATAAAGAAGATTAATATTTTATTTGATAAATAATACAATAAGGAGAATAAAATATGAAATTAATAACAGAGTCAAATTTTGAAATAAATACATCTATAGATGAAAATAAAAGAATGTATATTGAAGGTATATTTGCTACAGCCGAGTTAAAAAATCTAAATGGTCGTGTATATTCTAAATCATTACTTGAAAGAGAAATAAAATCAATTACAAACAAAGTCATGTCTGATAGTTGTATAGGCGAATTAAATCACCCCATTGATAGATCAGAAGTTGATTTAAATGAAGCTGGTATTAAAATAACATCTCTTAATTGAGATGGTAATAATGTAATGGGTAAAGCTTTAGTATTATCAACACCTAAAGGTCAATTGATTACAAATCTTATTGAAGATAAAGTTAGAATTGGTATAAGTTCAAGAGGTCTTGGCACAGTATCAGAAGGCAAAGTTAATGATGATTTTCAACTTTTAACATGAGATATTGTACAAAATCCTAGCAATCAAGGTTCATTTGTTAATGGTATTCTTGAAGGTAAAGAATTTAACTCCAAAGAAGAAGAAAAAACATTAAATGAAACCAAAGATGAATTAGCTGCAGCTAAAAATGAACTTGAAGAGTTGAAAACTAAACTTTATACTATAACAGAAGAAGTTAATTATGTTAATACAGTTAGATTATTAGAAAATTTATAAAGGAAAGTGATGAATCGGTTTATGGAAAAAACAGAAGCAATACTTGAATATTTATCTATAGTGCCATTTGGTGAAAAAGATGAACAAGAATATGAACAAATAATGGTTAAAGGTAAAGCTTTTCTTAAAGGCATTATAAACAATGAACAAGTGTCTGTATCTTGATTAACAATAGAAGATAATAGCGAATCAAATTGACACACACATAATGAAACAGAATATTTTATTTTATATGAAGGTGATAGTTATATTATGGAATATATCAATAATGGAAAACATTATGATAGAGAAGTTAATATTAAAAAGAACTGTTATATACTACCAAATATACCTCATAGATTAAAATCGTCTAGTGGATTATGTAAATCAATAGTATTATTAATACCCGGAAGTAGTGATTTCCCAAAAGGAGCTGACTTGTAATGGATAATAGAACACTTATAGATATGTTGGAAGGATGAATTAAAGAAATAAAAGCCGAAATTGTTACCATAAACAAATGTAGTAATACCCTTAAACTTGAAGTAAGTAATTTAAAACTTACTATCAAACAAATTGTAACTCTAAAAACAGATTTATTAGATGCAGTTAAAAGTAACAAAGATGAATTAATAGAAGCTGTTAAAGAATTGAAAATTGAAACTTTAAAAAATTATGATAAATGTGACGAAAGACTTAAAGAAATAGAAAAAAATGCATCGCTATTAAAAAAAGACACATCTGTTGTTAATGTAAAAACAGATACAAGATTGGATAATGTAGAGGAAAAAAACAAAGGATTAAGTAGTCAAATTTCATGAATATGAAGAACTGTAATTGCTTTATCTTTAGGTATAATATTTAAATTTTTCCAATCACTTTAATAACCGCCCTGCTCCTCACCATAAAAGCCCTTTTTTAAAGGGCTTTTTTTAATGCTTAAATATATTTTAAAAAATAATATTTAATTAGTTTACATATTTGAAAAAATATGTTAGACTAAAATTAAGGAATTTTTTTGAATAAGCGAGAATATAGATATATTATATATGGATATGTAAAGATATATATGGATAGTAATGTTTATTCAAAAATTTGATTTACATATACTTAAATATGTGTTATTATTAGAAATAAATTAATAAAAGGAATTAAATAAATGCAAACATTGTGAACTTTTAAGCACGAGCCTGTTAAATTAAATGAAATGATAATAACAGATGATAAAAGGAAAATTCTTCAAAAAGTATTAGATGAATTACCCAACACCTTAATTGCTGGAAAACCTGGCACTGGTAAGGGTACATTTATGAATATCTTGTTAAAAGAAACCGGTGTTGATTGTCTTAAAATAAATGGATCTGATGAAACTGGTGTGGATGTTATGAGAGATAAAGTAAAATCTTTTGCAACAGCTTATTCTTTAAATAAAAAGATTGTGTATATAAATGAGTGTATGTGTGAAAATGAATATATACAAACACCTGATAGTAATTTACAATTAAAAGACATGGAATATGGTAAAGAATATGAAGTTCTATCTTTTAATATGAAAACACGTGAAACAGAAATAGACATAGCAACAAAAGTATCAGATAGTGAAGATGATATTTATGAAGTAATGTTTGATGATGGAAGAGCAGTCAATGTAAACATGGAACATAAGTTTTTAGTATATGTGGATGGTGAAATTGAATGTAAGAAATTGAAAGACTTACGTGAAGGTGATGAAATAATATCATAATATTTTTGTAATAGAAGATGTTATTGGGATTGAATGAGAGTTGATGGAAACACTATTATATCAGAAAGTCAAAGAGAGAAACAATCCATTACAATGAAGAGATTGATATCAGAAGGCAAGTTTACACCAAATATCAACAATGTATGAAATGGTGAAATTGTGGTTGTTGATGGGAAGAAATATAGATCATCATGAGAAGCAGCATTCCATTTCTTAAACAGACATCTGTTATATGAAGACCTAAAAATAAAATATTACAGTGAAGAAACATGCACTTATAGAAACTATATAACTGATTTTATTGATTATGATAAGAAAATTGTGTATGAGATAAAACCACTGTCTATGAAAAATTCTCAAAATGTTAAAGACAAAGAAAAGTATGCTATAAAATGATGTAATGATAATGGGTATCAATATAAATTTATATCAGAAAATTGGTTCCATGAAAATTTAAATAAAAATGTGTTAGATGGATTTCCAAACAAATATAAAAAGAAATTATATAAGTTATATAATTAAAAGGAAAATATGAAAATATTAAAAATTTCTAAATTAAAAAGAGGAAGAGTTGTTGATATTAATGTTAAGAAAAATTCAACATTTATAACAAGAAACGGTATAATAACCCATAATTGTGATAGATTATCACCTAATGCACAAAATTCACTAAATCAGTTAATAGAAGATGTGCAACATATAACAAGATTTTTCTTTATATGTAATAAACCCGATAGATTACATGATTCTGATGGTAATTCTCCTTTAATATCTAGATGTGCCTATCAAATTGATTTAAACGATCCACCAGCAAAAAATGTATTCAGTTATTTAATGAATATATTAAGTAAAGAAAAGGTTGTAGTTAAGAACAAAAGTCATATTGTTAATATAATCAAAAAATTATACCCTGATATAAGACAAATGATTGGTGTTATACAATCAAATGTTAATAATAATGTTATTGATAATATAACATTTAACACAATGACCGAAATGTATCAAAAAGTGTTTGATTATATGTTAAAACAAGATATTGAAAATGTTCGTAAAATATTAAAAGGTTATATAGATTATAATGAATTGTATAATTTTTGTTACAAACAGGTGATGGATAATCCTGATAAAGTCAAATTACCCGCTGAGTTCATTCTTATAACAGGCGAACATTTATATAGAAATACTTCAGTTGGAATTAAAGAAATCAATTTTATACATTATGTCTTTGATTTGATGAAAAGTAAAATAATATAATGTTCAATACCTTAAATGCTATATTTTATAAAAAGGAGAAACATGTATATGATAAAAAGAAAGCTAATGGATTTATGCTCTCAATGTGAATTAGCCATGATAAACGTTTACTTGATACAGTTAATGATATTAATAGATATCAATTTTTATTGTCCGATGAATTAATATATCAATATTATTATCATGCTGTTCCAAAAGGTAAAAGATATATCAAATGGACTAAAAAAGACAAGGTTGATAAAAAGAAAGAATCAATACTTAAAGAGTTGTCAAAAAGATATGGTTGTAGTATTCTAGAGGTTAAAAAGAGTTTAATATAGGAGAAATTATCATGGGTGTTATAGAATTTTATATAGGTACTGTATTAATATATGTATAGTTTGTAAAAAACCAGTAGAATGTTGATATCACGGTACAGGTTTTGTGTGTAAAACCTGTACAAGAAATGTATATTAAATAAAGGAATAATATGAAGTTAAATGTAAATGAATTAAAAAATGTGTTAAAAAAGGGAACTCTTAATTATTTGATTGAGAGTATTGGTCTTGTTGTTAATAAAGATCAAGTTAAATGTAATATGATATCAAAAGATCGTAATGTGTTGTTATTTCTTGATATACCAAATAATCTTATTGAAGATATTAATGATGAAATAACATTAAATTGAATTGAACCAAATAATAAGGTTAAACCATATCTTGATATATTAGATGATGATATAGTTCCTATTAAAGTAAGTGATGAAAAAATCATAATCAACAAACAGCTTAAATTAAACTTTGATGATGAATCTGTTATTGACATATTTGGTAAGGATAATCCGATTAATAAAATTGATTTTTTTCATAGTGAAATGATTGATGATAATTTTATTAACAATTATAGTAAAATACAAAAAATTGGCAGAACATTTGGTAAAGTATATTTTTCAGTTGTTAGTAATAAACTATATATAGAAACAACAGACAAGACCAATAAATTTAGTAACAGTGGAGGATTTTATTTATGTGATGTAAAACATAAGGATTTTTCATTATGTTTCAAATATAAAAGTTTAGTTAATTTAATGACATTAATTAATGAAGATTTTACTGTTAAATATTCATATGTAGAAAAAAACAATCTTGGTTTGATGTGTTTTTCTAAAAATGATAATACTGAGAAATATTTTTTAATGTCAGTATTAGATGAGGGGTAAATGATGAAAACAAATGATTTAAATCAATTAAAACGTGAAATAACTAGAATTAATGATATACAAAAGTATATTGATAGAGAAACAAGGAACGATGTTTTTAAAAATCTTATATTGAAACCACTTTTTTGAACAGAAGTTTCAAATTTGTAAGAAATTGTTTAGTATTTTTATTGAATTTGTATTAGAGAATAGTGATTTATATGATAAAGGTGAATTAGATTTTTTTCTAAAACACCCTGTAAAACAATTTAAAATTTTGTCAGTTGATAAAAAGAAATCATGTTTTAGACTTGAAATAGGTAATAAAAGTAAGTCTAAAGCTTTACTTATTCCATTTAAAATGCTAACTGATCCTAAAAAATATAAAAAATATAAAAAACTAATAGAACGTTTGAAATTAAAAAAATTACATCCAGGTCTAAAAGTAAGTGTATATGAAATTGACTATGTATATATTTTTTCATCACCTTTGAAATATTTTTTATAATCCTCTTCTGATGTTTCTATTTCTACATATATATCAGATACACATTTTCCACCTGCAGTACCTACTACAAAAATATTATTTCTATGTTTAATTGCTGCTTCAATACACTCCAATTGATAATTCCTTGGTTCATATTTTAAATCATATACACCTTTTAAATCATCTCCTTTAAATAAAGCTTTAATATCATCTGGTATATATAATGGTAAATAAGGGAAAGTTTTTTTATGAAATTTTATAAACTCAAATAATAAACCATATGGGAAGGTTTTGTTACCTTTATTAAATACTGATATAGTACCATCTCATTGACCAGATTTAAATTTTGGCATGAAATAATATCCTTCTACAAATTCAGTAAAAAATTTCTTTACTTCAATTAAATAGTCAAAATCACACGTATCAATTTGAATAAGATTATGTTTATACAATTTTAATTCTGTCATTATTGTTGTCCTTTAATAAAATTTTGTATATTTCAATTTAGTTGTTTTATGGAATTATAACACATTTTAAAGAAGCTTATTCTAACATTTTGTTCTTTCATTTTAGATTTAATTGCTTTAATAATTGAATCTTTAGGTAAATATACCTCATCAATTTCAGCCTTCGTTAATGTTCTATCATTCTCAAATTTAAGTTTATCATATGCTTTATATTTTGCATCAATCATTAAATCTTCCAATTTGTCCATTTTATATATTTCATTTTGAAGCAAATCTCAATATTTGAGTTGCAATGTTAATTGATTTTGAATTTTTTCTACCACATTAAATTCATTATAACTAAGTTCATCTGCAATAGGGTATTTTTTATATAATTCTTCTTTGATTTCTTTTTCAGTCATTATTTTTCCTTGTAATATATATACTTATAATATAATAAAAATTGTATATTGACAATACTTTAAATAAATAGTATAATTAAATTTTAAAGGAGAAATAATATGAGCGTGAATTATATAAATCGTGGTAATGATGAAGAAATAATTGATATTGTACGTTCTGTGATGGATAATGGAACAGGTAAAGCTGAAACTGCTTATGAATGTATTTTAATTAAATTAATGAAGATTAGAGAAACATCCACATTTTAAATATGTTGACAACCTTGTTTAAATTTGGTATAATCTATAATCTATTTAAATTTAAA